GGTTACTGGAAGTTCTAGTGGATCGACAGTAACAGTACATGGTACACCAGCAGTTACTTTTGGTGATATGGACAATCATTATATTACTATTGCTGAAAATGTTATAAGTGTAACTGGCATTTTTGATATTAATGATAGCGGTTCAACTACATCAAATATGTTTAGTTTTCAATATCAATTTCATTTGAATGAAATGCCATTTTTGCAGGCGGGCTTTGATATTGCCAATTTTACTTCAACTATGTCACATATCCAATTGTTAAAAGACTTGTTTGTTGGAAAAAAATCAATAAGATTTAATAGACATATGGATCGATTATACATAGATTGGGATTGGTATGGAATATCAACTGATGTAGATCCAGATGATTGGGTTATAGCAGAGGCATATCGTTCTCTTACTGGAACAACATATACTGATGTATTTAATGATATGTTTCTCAAAAAATATACTACTGCTTTATTTAAACGACAATGGGGAATGAATTTAATAAAATTCGAAGGAGTACAATTGCCCGGAGGTGTTACATTAAATGGCGCACGAATATTAGATGAAGCAAAAGAAGAAATTAACGCATTACATGAAGAAATGCGGTTAACTTACGAATTACCAGTAGATTTTATGGTAGGACCAGGATAATAGGATAATAATGGCAGTAAGTCAGTATTTTAATCACGGGCTTGAAAATGCAAATGAGCAAACGCTCATCGAAAATTTAGTCGAAGAAACTATTAAAATTTATGGTCATGATGTATATTATCTTCCTAGAACTTTAGTTAAGGAAGACAGCCTATATGGTGAAGACTATCTTTCAGATTTTTCTCAAGCATATGTTATCGAAATGTACATCAAAAATGCCGATGGGTTTGAAGGAGAAGGTAGGTTTTTAGGTAGATTTGGATTAGAAATTCGGGACCAACTTACTTTTACAGTATCCCAACGAAAATTTTCTTTATTTTCTGGTCTTAATAATTTGTCTTATGAAAGACCAGCTGAAGGAGATTTAGTTTTTTTCCCTCTTTCTAAACAAATATTTGAAATTCGTTATGTAGATGCATTTTCAGTTTTTTATCAAATAGGAAATCTTCCTGTATATGATTTAACGTGTGAACTCTTTGAGTATTCTGATGAAACACTTGATACGGGAATTTCAGATATTGATACTATTGAAGATACTTTATCATATGCATTAGAATTAACTTTAGGAAGTGGTTCTGGTAATTATACGGTCGGAGAAACTGTATATCAAGGAAATACAGCGGCAACGGCAAGTACTACAGCATTAGTGTTGACTTGGAATTCTACAGATAATGTATTGAAAATTTCAGATATAAAGGGAACATTTTCAACGAGCGCAAATGTTGTTGGTGGATCTAGTACTACTACCCGATCATTATCTTCGGCGCCGGATACTCAAACATTTGTGAATGATGCTTCAGCCAATAATGTAGGAATTGAAAGTGCGGCTGATTCTGTAATTGATTTTTCAGAAAGTAATCCATTTAGTGAAGGAAATGTATAATGTTAGGGGTAACGTTTTATCACCAGACTATAAGAAAGTATGTTGTTGGTTTTGGGACTCTTTTTAATGATATTAATATTGAGCGAAAAAACTCTTCAGGAACAGTTATTGAACGAGTAAAGGTTCCTTTGGCGTATGGTCCTAAACATAAATTTTTGACTAGACTTTCAGAAGAAGGTACTATTCCTAGGAAAGTTGCTATACAACTTCCACGTATGGGCTTTGAAATGTCTTCTATCAATTATGACCCAACAAGGAAATTAAATACTGTGGGTATAAATGTTAAGGCAAATACTGCTGGAACATTAACAACTGGTTCTTCTGGTTATATGATGAAACAATATAATCCGGTACCATATACATTTGATTTTACATTGTGGGTTATGGTTAAAAATGCAGAGGACGGAACACAAATATTAGAACAGATTTTACCATTTTTTACACCAGAATTTACAATGACAATTAATACCATTTCATCAATGGGTATTAAAACTGATATTCCTGTTGTATTAACTGGCACTTCAGTAGAAGATAATTATGAGGGAGATTATGCAACCAGAAGGTCTATAATATGGACATTATCTTTTCTATTAAAGGGGTTTATATATCCAGATATCAAGCAAGGAAGCAAGATTATCAAGAAGACTATTATAGATTTTAGATTGCCAGGAGGCACAGACGAATTAATTGATGATACATTTAACTTATTGTTAGAAGATTCAACGGATCAAACAAGAACATATTTTTTACTTGATAGTAGTGATGGAACTCATGATGTAGGACAGAAAGTTGTGTTTGAGGGAGCACCTGAAACGGCGCTTGGTACGGATGCCGGAGTTAAGTCTAGAGTTACAATAGATGTTCCCACTACTATAACAGCTACAGATGATTTTGGATTTAATGAAGATAGTGATATAACCAAAGAATTTTTTGAGCAATCTAGAATTCCTGATTTGGCTTCCGGGGGAGATTTAGATGACTAAACACCGGTAAGTATAAAATGAATTTTTTTAAAGAGTTTCAAAAAAAATTAAATGAATCTCAAACTGAGGTTAAAATTGCATTAAAGGCGCCCCTTAGAAAAGAGATACAGCAAAAAAATGGAAAAATATATCAAATTGGTGGGGCTGTACGAGATTCATTAATCGGTAAAATATCCAAGGATTTAGATATTTTAATAACCGGTTTTGATATGAATGATTTGGAAGAAATATTAAAAAAATATGGAAAGGTTGATCTAGTAGGTAAATCTTTTGGAGTGATTAAATTCAAACCTTTCCATTATAAGAAGGAGGATGAACCACTAGACATTTCAGTTCCTCGTGTAGATGTTAAAAGTACTGGAGGAGGGCATAAAGATTTTGAAGTAAAATTTGGTAAAGATATTTCTTTAGAGCAAGACCAATTGCGCAGAGATTTTTTTATGAATGCGTTGGCAAAAGATATTGAAACTGGGCACATTCATGATATTGAAGGTAAGGGTAAGTCAGATGTAAGTAAACAACTCGTTAGAATGATTAGCCCTAAAGCTTTTGAAGATGACCCACTTAGAATGTTAAGAGCTATACAATTTGCTTCAAGGTTCGGTTTTAAAATTGAAGGAGAAACTTTAAAAGAAATTAAAAAAAATGCTGATAAAATTAAAACTGTTTCTCCTGACAGATTAAATGAAGAGTTTAAAAAACTTTTTGAAAAATCTGAAAAACCTAGTATTGGAATTAAATATTTGATAAAAACTGGATTATTAAATGAAATATTTCCAGAATTAAATAATAAAAAGTTTGATTATAAAACCATTGACAACATAGATAAAAAATATTACCCATCTTTTTTCGCGATCTTTTTTATTTCAATGAAACCAGAGATGGTTGAAAAAACGATAAAAGAAAAGATTCGTGGATCTAATGAATTATCTCAAATTACTGCTGAGGTTGTTGATTTTTTGAAAAATTATGGTACGAGAGTATCGAATGAAAAACTTATACATTTTAATATGAAAGTACATCGAGATACTATTGACCATATTGATATGATTTATTCTGCTAAAGGGCAGACAATAAATTTGAACAGAAGAATTGACGAACTCAAGAAAAAGGGAATACCAACTAATTTTAAAGAACTTTCTGTATCTGGTAAAGATTTAATGAGAAAATTGAAAGGCCCGGAAATTGGGCAAGCACTTACTTATATTATGGGATTTGCCATACGTAAAATGACAAATGATAGAGAGGTTTTATTAAAAGAATTAGAGAGAAAATTCAGTCTAAAATTCTAAAAATAAATTCATTATATATAATCATAAGAATATTATACATTTATGTGTAATATCAGGATTGCTCACACGCATAAAGGAAACCCATGTCGAACTATGACGATTTTGATTTTGGCTTTACTTCTGTTAGTGCTGATGAATACGCAGCAGAACAAAAAGTAACAGTAGACCATGATAAGGAAGTTGTAACTACTGCTACTGCAAGTATTGCGCCCGAAATTAAAAAAATAGAATCTAAGTTAGATAAATTGGCCAACCTTATTACAGACTCATATGAAGATGAAGAAGACTCATCTGAATTATGGAATTCACATTCGGAAGCTTTAAAAAGTATAGAACTAAAGGTTGACAAGATTATCAAACTTGAATCAGAAGAACTTACGGCAATGTTAACCGATCAAGGAACAGATTTAAAGGCCGTTATTAAACAAGTAGAAGAAAGAAAAATTGAACTAGATGACAAGTTTAATGCTAGCATGGAAGAAATAGAAAATCTTACTGTACCTCTTTTGAAAAATTTGGCGAAGGATGGAGACACTAGAGAATATATTCGATGGCCAAATAGAACAGTAGTTTTGGGAAAACAAATTGATAAAATTTTGGCAATTACACGAGGATAAATGGCTCATACTTATGAAAAGAAATTAAATAAAGCTCTTGACATTTTAACTCCTCCCATATCAAAAATTAAAGAACCTCCCGTAAAGGTTTTGCCTGATAGGGGTCCTGACGAGGCGAATACAGATTATCAATATGCAAGAGAAAATTTATATAATTTAGTTGAACGGGGTACTGAGGCACTTGATGAACTTATTGAAGTGGCTAAAGAAAGTGAAAGCCCCCGAAGTTATGAGGTTGTAGGACAACTTATTAAAACGTTATCGGACACAAATAAGGATTTGTTGAATATTCAAAAACAAATTAAGGACATAAAACAAGAACACGCTACAACGCAAAATATTACTAATGCTGTTTTTGTGGGATCAACGGCCGAATTACAAAAATTAATCAAAAATACGGAGAAAGAAAATAAATGAAAATAGGAAGAAAACTTTTGAAATGGTGGTTGATATTTTGCTTAACACTCTTGGGTTTCGGAACATTATATTACTTTAACATGCACTCACAATTATATTATGCAGATGTTACTAAACTTAGTTTCTTGATTATTATTATTTTTGTATTTACCTCAGTTTGGATTGGAAGAAAAACTTATGATTTAGAATCAACCTCTGTCATTGATGACAAAATTGATGTCGGATGGTTTATTGCAGAATCCTGCTTGGCATTGGGTATGGTTGGAACAGTAACAGGATTTTTATATATGTTAGGAACTGCATTTGAAAATATAGATATCACTAATGCCACGACACTACAAGATGCCCTTGCCTCAATGGCAAAGGGAATGTCTACCGCGTTATATACAACTCTGACAGGGTTAATTGCATCGTTAATTATTAAAGTACAGTTGGTGAATTATGAAGTTGGCGAACTGGAGTAGCCAATGTTCGATAAAAATAAATATAAGTCAACTATCGGGTTTACCGATATGTTGTTCAATATCCTTGTTGGGTTTGCCTTTCTTTTTATTGTAGCATTTTTGCTTATAAAACCAGAAGCAAAGAAAAAGGATTTCGATAGAAGAGCCGAATTCATCGTTGTTCTGGAATGGGATGCAGGAGTCCAAGATGATATTGACCTCTATGTAGAAGACCCACTTGGTGGTATAGCGAGTTTTCGGCATCCAAGGATTAATTTTAGTCATTTGGATAAAGATGATTTGGGGTCTAGAAATGATACTACTCTTTTAGCTGAC